CCAAAGATAAAACAATACACACCAGCAGATAAAACCGATGTAATGACCACATGGAAACGATTCGGTTTTATCCCTCCAAGTGAAGATGCCAATTATAAGCGCAAATGGACACTGTATAAGTATTCAATCAACGCTGCTGATTACAATATCAAAAATGTTTGATTGGTTTAATATTTTTATGTGGGCAATTGCTCTCGGCTTGTTGGGACTGATTGCCTTTATTTTCAGCACCATTGGCTTGATGGTTTATCTATATCTGAAAGAGCATTAGGCTCCACAGATTCTTTCGCATTGGTGCATCACTGCAATGCGCTGCTCTGCACCAAATAATCCCCCATTGATGATTTCTGTGAGTTTGTTGTAATTTTTGGCCTGTGCAGCCTCATTGCATTTATGCGTTTTCCAATACCAGCCACCAATTTGTGCAGCATATTTGGGTGTGCGTGCCAGATCAGGATTGTGTACCAGATCGATGCCCAATGCTTGGCCAGCATGGTAAAAATTATCGTGTCCAGTCAATTGACAAATTGCTGATCCTCTGAACCTCCAGCCATCTCCTGATGCCTCATCTCGATTACCCATACGATTTGAGTAAATGTGATTGGCAATTTTTTCTGGCTGATGGGCATACTTTAAAGCCTCATCCATCGATGGAAACCGCTTTGGCCACAATTTCATCAGAGTCTCTGGCCGATAATTTAAATTCTCACTCAAATCTTTAAAGTGATTTGACTCATATGAGAATTGGCCAATGAAACACGCTTGTTCTTCAAGCGTTGAAATGCCCCATCGATCAAATGTGTCATTGAGTGGCATCGTCCAAACTGGATCGATTTTCAATGCAATCAGCTGCTCTGATGTAATCATTTCACGCCCCCATTGATTGTTTGCATCACTTGGTTATAGGTGGCAATGCAACTGTTGAGCTGGATGATTGCATTGTCTCCATCTGCTGCGATTTGGACAATATCTTTAAGAGCCTGTTTTGAAGACTCGGCTCCATTGGTTGTATTTCCGCTGGCAGTGGTGGCATCTGAATTGGCTTGTAAGGCACAACTGGAGGGGAACTGCAGCCGACCAGCATCGATGTCAGCATCAATGCTGCTTTGCTTGGATTTGTTTTCATCTTTTGATTTCCTGAGTGCTGCGCCAGTTTGCGCCAGCTTTTTGTTTAACTCGGATTCTTTGGCTCTTGCTTCTTGATTAAGCCTGTCAATTTCAACTTGATCTTCAGCCATGCGTCTTTGATAACCATGATGATCGCTGACATAATAACCTCCTGTAATGACCAAAAAAATTCCAAGCACTTTTAATATAAGTGCATGGGCCTTCAACATTGGTAAAAACCCCACCAAATATGAAATGGTATATGCAATCACTCCACCGATCAGCGCAATGATTGCAATGTAATAAAACAAATCATCAAAAAACCATGAAAGCCAACTAAACATTTTTTGTGCTTTCTCGAGCCTGGGCAGTCCTCAAACGCTCCTCTTGGTCTTCCAATGTTGGTGACCCAGCTGGTGGTGGTGGTGCAGTCCAGCTTGGTGATGCTGCAGCCATGATGATTGGCGCTGGTGGTGGTGCGACATATGCATCTTTGTTTGACTTGGCTGCATTCATCATGTTGGTGGCCTCATTGCTGATGCCCTTGGTCAAAATGCCTCCAATGCCCCCCACAATCAACAATACAATGTCGTTCAGCATCTTGGTATATGCCTGGTCAATTGGAGCCATAGCCTTGATTGGCTGCGTCACAAACGTCACAGAATAAAGCAATGCCATCACAATGAATGCCAAAATCAATGTGACCACAATGATCACAAACGATCTGACTCTTATCTCGATGTCATCGGCACTGAGCCGTTCCCTGTTGTTGTTGAGTAACGCTAAGATTATTTCCTTCAATTTTTTTCTCCAAAATGGGGGCCACTAAATATTCTGGGCAATCTTGATTGAACTCACACAGTGGTTTTTGGCACCTAGCACTGCCAAAATTGTTTGGGTCTTGACAAAAATATCTGTATCTGTCATCGCAGCCAACACACAAAAATGGGAAAAGTATACATATCAACAATGATGTGTATAAAAAATTGCATTTTTTAATCATTTTCCCTCGATTCTGGTCAAAGCCTTATCAACTCGAATTTCCATTTTTCTGACATCGGTATACATCCACGCCAGCAATGGCAAAAAAAGCAAAATCACAATGAGCAAAATCACAATCAATATTAAAGCTGGTGTGTCAGACTTAGAATCATTCCCCACATCCACAGAATCATTAGAACTGTAATTGCTGAAACCACCATTCGATTTTTGATTAAATCCGCTTTTTGGTTTCGTTGCCATTGTGCTTTCCTCTTTGCCAACAACTCCTCTCGTCTTGCAAGTGCTTGGACATTTGCAATGTGCCCAATTTGTTCATTGACCCTTGAATACAAATCTTTCAACTCACCTGGCACATGATAGACCATGTAATTTGAAAGCTCAGAATTCAATTTTTCCATTTGTAAATCAGCAATCACCAACTTGATGGCAATTTCGTTGCCTTCCTCATTGGTAGCGTGCAATGCCAGCTCCTCTTGTTCTTTTTTATAGTTTTTTAAGCCATTGTAGGCTTGAAAGAATTTGATCAATGCATCACTCACTTGTTGGTAAATGAGATTTTCATCAAACTCTGGTGGTGGCTCTTTTTTCTTTTTTGCAGCTTTTGGAGCTGCTTTTTGCACATTTTGTGTATTTTCTGCGTTTATTTTTTTATCTTGGCCAAAAATAGCAGTTAAAAATCCAAACAATCCTTTCGCTTTCTTTTGGACATTTTTGGCATCTTTGACAATGCCATCAATTTCCTTGACTGCATCGGTGACAATTTGCCTTCCTTCCTTGTACATTTCACACGCATCTTTGCAGAGTTTAAAAGCTCCACTTGCAAGTGCGACAAGGGTAAATGGATCAATTTTTATAACCCAAACAATTTATGGAAAAAGGTGGCTGCCACGCCTGGTCCAAGTAACACCAAAGCCATCACTGTGTAGAGCAAATACTCAATCTTGGTCATTCGCTTTTCGCCAGCCGTCAAATGCTCTTGGATGATTCTGTATCTCTCAGCACATACTGCCTCATGCACTGCCAGTCTTTTGTCGGTTTCAGCGTCCATTGTCCACCCTTAAATGATGGCCAATTTTAAAACAATTCCAATGCCTTGACCACCTCATCAGGATCGACAAATGCATCATGTTTGTATTCTTGATCTTCCCACCACAAAAACTGATCTTTGGCCAAATAATCCCGACTTTTAATCAAATTGACATTCTCTGGATGGCCAAAGATCAATGGGTCCGATACTGACCAAAGCACAATGCCAGGTTTTTTCTCGATGTATCCCAAATGCTGAAAAAATGAATCGCATGAAATCCATGTTCGACATTGCTGCAGCAGCTGCTTTAACTCAGACAATGGCAAATCGGGTCTGAAGTCTGGCCATATTTGCTTTTCACCACTGACCCCAATTTGTATCACTTTTTCTTTAATTTCCATCAATAAAACTGACCAATATGGGTAGTTTTTAGGGTTTTCCCGACCATTCATTAATTTTTTGGAATATGGTGAAATGATGATCATAAATACATCTTTCTGAATGCCTCATTGAGTGAGCCTGTCCACTTCCATTGGGCCATTTTCAAATATATGTTCCACTGGTCAATGTCACCAAACAATGCTTTGGCTGCAGCAATCGATTCGCCTGGCACGATGTCTGGATAGCAGCTGAACACAATTGGATTTTTGACATAAGGCAATATTTCAGAAAATACTAAATGATCGCCCATTCCACAATTCAATATAACAATTGTGTTATTTTTAAACTTTTGAAAGTTTTGAAATATTTGCTCATCATGCGCATACATTGATTGATCAGTTTCTGATCTGATGCCACCATTTGGATTTTTTAAATGCCAAGTGACCGCATTGGGCACCACATAAAGATCATATCCTTTTTGATGTAAAGCATTGCTAAACAATGTTTCTTCCCTGTGGGCCACTTTTGAAAGCCCCAAGTGATAATCCACAATGCCAGCTCGATATAAAAATGAGCAATGCAAGTGCTCGACCTTTTTGCGTTTGTGAATATATTTCCATTGGATGTTTGGCTCTGCATCGATGTTGTCCATGGTGGCCGTTGGAAATGATTCCTCAAACTGCAATGGTGGTGTCAATATCGATCCACCAACTGCGCCCAAATTGGGATCATGCAGCGTCCAGCTGAACAATTCATGCAGCACATTGGCTTCTGGAATGGCATCATCATCCATGCGCCAATCCCATTTGTATCCCA